TATCGTAGCGGTTTCAATATTAAGGGGGTTCGTAAGGGAAAGGATTCAGTTCGCATGGGTATAGACATCATGCAAACCTTTAAACTGCACGTGACTAAGGCATCAAAGAATACCATACAAGAGTTTTCGGAGTATGTGTGGATGGTAGATAAGAATGGTAACTTTGAGAATGTGCCAGTAGATTACTCCAATCATACTATCGATGCAATCCGTTATGTGTGTATGGAAAGATTAAACGTAAGAAAAATAAACGCAGGTAAGTATGCAATATCAATCGGACAATACAAACTCTAACGACCAGGTATGGAACGTAGAGGAGATAAGAGAACTACTGCAGTATGTACAACATCTGCAAGAACACAATGAAACCCTTCAGGCAAGTGTGATAATGATACAAGCCAAATTAGATAATGAAGAGGCAAAGGTAAAACATTTAGTAAGAACAATAAAACAAATTACATATGGTGCAGGAATTAACTTTACACATCCCAACTGATTGGAACGATGTGAGTTTAGATAGATATCTTAAACTACAAAACCTTCTAAAACAATACGCGGATGATGAAGAAGCAACCACTGCAGTTCTAATGGTAGAACTATGTGGATTAGATGCGGAATATCTCAAACAGGTATCGATAGAAGATTTTCTAATGTTGAAGAATGAGTTAAGTAAATTCATTACTCGCACTGATTATGAGTTGCAACGATTCGTTAAATGGAATGGAGTAGAATACGGATTCGAACCTAACCTATCACAAATGAGTTATGGTGCGTACTTAGATATCAGTAAGTTTAGTTCCATTGCAATAGATGAGAATTGGGTAAAGATAATGAATATCCTATATAGACCAGTGACAAGAAAGAATGGAGATATGTATGAGATAGAACCCTATACACTAAAGGATAACACCCACATCATTAAGGAGTGGGGTATGAATATCCACTTTGGTACGCTGTTTTTTTTTTTACTTTTATCAACGGACTTAGTGAGTTCTATCCCGAACTTTTTGAAGGAGGTGGAGCACCTTCCCAACATCAAGCAAACTTTGCTAAAAAGTGGTCAGCTTACTCGTCGATTGTTGAACTTGCCGGAGGAGACATCACGAAGTTCACGGAAGTAACTGCATATCCTTTAGAGATGTGCCTACTTTATCTTTCGTATAAATCTGATAAGACAGTCTTAGAGAACTTAGTGCATAGAGAGAATATGAAAAAGAATGGGTAACTAATTATATTTCGTGAAAGGGTTGTTATTAAGATATGGGAAAATGGAGTAACTCACGCAATGGCAATTTAAGATATTCTGTTAATAGAGAAAATAACTCTGGTGTGTACTTCGGTCCAACACTAGGATTGAGTTCTCCTAAGAATAGTAGAAGGGCATGTCTTTGTATAGATACGAACACATATAGTGTTGATTGCTGTAAAGGACATCTAATAGAACAAGGTATTGGTAACATCACCGGAGAGGCAATCGCATTAGGTGGTTTTAGTAGTGGTTACTCAGATGGTTTTGAAATCCTATCATAACAACGAAATAAAAAGAATATGTCAGAATTAAGTAAAGTGGCCTTACAGGTCGATAGCAATCAAAGTTTTCCTAATAACAATAATGGGTATATAACCCCTGCGATATTAAGGTCATACAATACAAACGTAATTGATTCGACAGTGAATCAAATACAATACACTACTGATAGTGGTAGTTGGAATCAAACCTTACAAAGTATTAATGCAAAGACTGGAAGTTTCGCAACAACAAGTTCACTAGCAGTATTAAGTGCAAAGACTGGAAGTTACGCAACAACCGGTTCGAATGCCTTTATTGGTAATCAAGTAGTAACAGGTAATGTCACTGCATCATTCTTTAGTGGTGATGGTAGTGGTATGACAAACTTACCAGGACAGATACCGCTAACTCCTTTAAATGATTTTACTGCATCTCAAGATACTAAGAATAGTACACTTGCAGTATATACTGGTAGTGTAGATACAAAGTTTACAACAATAGGAAGTTCAACTGCTTCTTTGAATGTATTTACATCATCTCAAGTAACTAAGAATAGTACACTAAGTACATACACTGCGAGTGTAGATACTAAATTCTCTACTCTTGCAACATACACAGCGAGTGTAGATACACAGTTTACTACAATAGGAACATATACCCAATCAGTAGATACTAAGTTTACTACAATAGGTTCATATACCCAATCACAAGATACTAAAAATTCTACCCTTGCAACTTATACAGGTTCGGTAGATACTAAATTTACAACATTAGGAAGTTACACTGCTTCTTTAAATGTTTATACTCAATCTCTTAACACTGCATTTACTGTAAGTGGTACAAGTGTAATATTTAGTGGTCCATTGTATATAACTGGTGGGGTATATCAGAACGTAGTACCGGTAACAATCGCATCCCAAACAGCATCATTAGACCTTACACAAGGAACATACTTTACTCTAACACTAGCTGATAACGCATCAACACATATTAAACCTACTAACTTAGCAGCAGGTGTGAGTGCAACAGTAGTTATTACCACAGGTACTAACTCAACTGCATCTCTTGCATCTATATGTTTACAACCAACTGGTAGTGCATATAGTGCATCATTGGGAAGTGGTAAGATAGATATACTTTCTTTAGTAGGAACTAACACATCTAATATCTTTGTAGTATCAACTAAAAATATGGTATAATGGCATTACAACATCATATGGGATTTATGAATCCAAATCAACCAATCTTCTTAGATTACTTAATAGTAGCAGGAGGTGGTGGAGGAGGTAATACTATTAATATTGGTAACTTCCCAGCAGGTGGAGGTGGAGCTGGTGGGTTTCTATCAGGTTCAGTAACATTATATACTACTAAAAATACAACGTATTCAATCACAGTTGGGGTAGGTGGTATTACCGGTAGTGCAAATCCATATTGTAGTTCATCACAAGCAGGTATTACTTCTGGTTCTACAGGTGGTAATTCACAATTTTTAGATTTCATAAGTATAGGTGGAGGTGGTGGAGGTGCCATGGCAAGAAATCCTTTTGGTATAGGTACACCTGTAAGTTTAAGTGGTGGTAGTGGTGGTGGAGCTGGATACCAAACTGGTGCTGGTAATTCAATATCATCATCTGCACAAAGACAAGGATTTAGAGGAGCAGCATCTAATAATATTAATATACCAGGATGTGGAGGTGGAGCAGGTGGAGCAGGTATCGCCGGTACTCAAATTGGCGGTATAGTAACACCAGGACAACCAGGTCCACCTTTGGCTTGGGTAGATGGTAGATTCTACGCTGGTGGTGGTGTAAGTAAACAAAATTATACAGGAACATTTGCAACAGGAAGTAATTATAATTATATAAGTGGTAGTGGTGGTTCAGGTATTTGGGGTTCGGGTTCGAACTTCTCTTGTGATGCTCCAGGCCCTGATAATGCAATCAGTGCTAGTGGACAAAATGGTATAGTTGCTATTAGATATCCAGGAGAAACTATAAAGTTAGCAGGTGGTGAAATTATCATCTCAGGAAGTTACGTGTATCATTATTTCCCATCATCATCTACATTCACAATATTATAATATAAAAATATAAACAAAAAATAACTATTTTATTAAACCCGTATGTTATTATAGCATATACAAACTCGAAAGATATGAATTCAAAAACAGTATTAAGTAAAATAATGAGTATCCTTAACTTAGAAGAAGAGGCAACTTTTACTTACGCAAAATTAAAAGACGGTACAATCGTTGAATCAAAAACATTTGATGTAGGTGAAGGTATCGAAGTGGTTGCGGAAGATGGAACTAAATCTCCAGCACCAGATGGTACTCACGAACTATCCCTAAAAGATTCTGAAGGAAATGAAACTCTTATCAAAGTAATCTCTAAAGATGGTGTAATCGTAGAAAGAGAAAATGTAGAATTAGCAGAAGTACCAGTAGAAAAGATTCCTCAATCAGGCAACGAAGATAAAGAAAACGTCATGCCAGATTCTGAAGGACAAGTAAAGAACGGAACACAAGGTTCAGTTAACGCAGCAGAAGAGACTGAAACTGAAGAACCAATTCCACAAGATGAAACTCCAATCGGAGAAGGTGCAGAGGAAGAAATGACTTACACTAAATTAGCATATAGAATTTCAGAAATGGAAAAGAAAATAGCTAAGATGGAAGAAGCAATGGTCCCACCAACAGATGAAGAAGTAGTTGAGGAAGAAGAAGGTATCGAAATGAAAAAAGAAGAAGAAGAAGAGTTACCAAAATTAGATGGTGCTCCAACTGATTCAGCTCAAAAGTTCTCATCACAAACTAACAATAAAAACTTCGGTAAGAATAAATCAGATTTCCAATCTGCATTCTTATCTAAACTTTATAAATAAAATTATTAATTTCAAAAAGAAAAAAACAATGAACAAAATTCAAAAATTCGCAAACCCAACTATCTCTGGCGGAACATACGCAGGTGAGGCAGCATCGGGATACATCGCAGCAGCGTTGTTAAGTGCAAACACATTGGATAAAAAATTAGTTACTATCATGCCAAACGTGAAGTACAAATCAGTTATCCAGAAATTAGCAGTTGCTAACTTAGTTAACGCAGCATCTTGCGATTTCATCACAAACACAGGTTCAGTAACAATCTCTGAACAAGTCCTAACTCCAGCAGAGTTACAAGTAAACGTACAATTATGTAAGCAAGATTTCTTAAACTCATGGGAAGCCTTAAACTTAGGTTTTTCTGCGTTTGATGAAATTCCAAAATCATTCAATGACTATTTGGTATCTTACATCGGTGGTAAAGTTGCAGAAGCAACAGAAACAAACATCTGGCAAGGTTTAGCATCAACTGGAACTTTCAATGGTTTTGAAAACTTATTCTCTGCATCAGTTGCAGCAGGTGGAGTTTTACCAGCAAGACAAACAGGTGGTTCTTCTCAAATTATCTCAGGTTCAGTTACTTCAACAAACATTATCGCTAAATTCGATTCTATCGTACAAACTATTCCAACAACAGTTTATGGTAAGCAAGATTTAGTTTTATATGTTGGTACAAACGTAGCAAGAGCTTGGCAACAAGCATCTTCTGGTTTAGGAGTTGCTACAGCAGGTGGAACAATTACTAACACTTCATTAGGAGCAAATGGATATCAGAATGCTTTCGTTATAGGAGAAAAACCTTACAACTACAATGGTATAGACGTTGTTCTTTGTCCAGGTATGAGTGATAACAAAATTGTAGCAGCACAAAAGAGCAATTTGTTCTTCGGAACTGGCCTTTTAGCAGATTATAATCAAGTAAAAGTAATCGACATGGCAGACATCGACGGTTCTCAGAACTATCGTATCATCATGAGATTTACTTCAGGTGTTCAGTTCGGTATCGGTAGCGATATTGTATACTACGGAGCATACTAATAAAATATAACAAGGGTGGGGAGTATCTTAAAACAGAAACTCACCCTTTTTAATAACTTAAAATAAAAAACAACAGCTATGGCACTAACAGGATTAAATTGTCAAGTATCAAAAGGTAGAAATGAGGTTTGTAAAGAATCGGTAGGTGGACTTGCAGGAGTTTATTTTATCAATTACACAACAGGCTCATTCACTAAAAATGGTGATGGCGAACTAACAGCAATTCCTTCAGGTAGTACTTTGTATTATTATGAATTAAAAGGAACAAGTGCGTATACTGAAACAGTTAATACGTCAAGAGAAAATGGTACAACCTTCTTCTCTCAAGAATTAACATTGAACTTAAAGAAGTTAACTAATGAAATGACTACACAATTGAAGTTGATGGCTTATGGCCGTCCTCAAATCATCTTGTGGACATTGAATGGTGAAGCACTTTTAGCAGGAGAAAAAGAAGGATGTGATGTGACTGCAGGAACAATTCAAACCGGTGGAGCATTGGGTGACCTTTATGGTTATTCAGTTACTTTCCAGGGGCAAGAAAAGTTACCAGCTTCATTCGTATCAGGCTCAACTACAACAACAGCTATTCCAACTTCTGTTTTAAATGGTAATACAATCGTATACGGAAGTAACTAACTCTCAGTATAACACAATAATAAGAAGGTATCCTATATGGATACCTTTTTTTGTTTTAAGTATTTATACGAAAATGAGTGTTATTATTACTAAACACATAGATAATGCTGGCCTATTATATCTCTCAATCCAACTCATACACTATTAGAACTGAACCAACGGGTTCTAACTCATTTACTATGAGTTTAACTGATATGATGGGTTTAAATTCTTTTACTGCATCCCTATCATCTGCATCATATTCTGGTTATGAAAGCATCTTAGCTTTTACTGCAAGTATAAGTGGAGCAGTGGTTGGTAGTGAGTATAGAGCAATTCTATATAACTCTGCTGATACAATATGGCATGGTTCGGTACAAGTCTACCATTCTCAATCAATTGATAAATCAGTTTATGAGAATCAGATTCCTTTGGATGGTAATGAAGTATCTCATGTCTCAGAAAACAAATATGTAATATACAACTAATATGAATAAAAAACAAAACTTTGCAATCATAAATGTTAACAATAACCAATTACCGGTTATCAATGAAGACACAAAAACCCGTTACTCATGGGTGCCTTTTGGTGTTTATGGCCAAGATGATTTCTTCGATGCAGTAATATCTGCATTTAACGTATCTACATCTAACGCTGCATGTATCGAAGGTATTGCAGATTTAATATATGGAAAGGGTTTATATTCTAAGAGTGCAGGATTTGATAAAGTTCTACAAAAGTTAATTCCACAAGAGGAAGTTAAGAGAGTAGCATTTGATTTAAAACTTTATGGTAATGCAGCATTCCAAGTCTATTGGAACGATGACCATACAAAGGTAATTAAGTTTTACCATGTCCCAGCACAAACACTAAGAGCTGAAAAGATTGGTAATAATCCTAAGATAGAAAATTATTATTATTGTACTGATTGGTCAGACCAAAGAAAGATAAAGGATAAAAAGAAATTACCAGCATTTGGTACTTCTAATGAAAAAGTAGAATTACTTTGGATTAAGAATTACTGTCCTGGTCTATACTATTATTCCCTACCTGATTGGGTATCAGCAATGCAATTAGCAATATCTGATGGTGAGATAAGTAACTTACATTTTAATAACATCACTAATGGTTTCTTACCTGCAGTAATGATTAACTTTAATAATGGAGTTCCTGCACCTGAAGAAAGACAAACAATAGAGGATTTAGTTCAAGCAAAGTTTACTGGTACTGATAACGCAGGTCGTTTCATGTTATCATTTAACGATTCTGTTGAAACTAAGCCCAGTATAGATACAATACAAATTGATAACTTACATGAGAAGTATGAGTATGTTGCTGATTATATTCAAGACAGAATCTTAGTAGCTCATAGAGTTACTTCTCCTCTTCTATTTGGTATAAGAAGTAAGACAACAGGTTTTAGTTCTCAATCAGAAGAAATGCAAACAGCATTCTCAATCATGCAAACAATGACTATCTCTCCATTTCAAAACCTTATTCTAAATGCTTTAGATGCAGCACTAACTGAAGGTGGATATGACGATACGGAATTATACTTTGACCAATTAACTCCTTTAGCAATTCTTTCTCAACAAGCAGAAGAAACTGATAAGACGGTTGGAGAAGTTGCAGATGAAACCAATAAAGAAATGGAAAATCCTGCAACTACGGAAGATAGTGGAGATGCGACTGTTGAAGATGCACTTCCTA